CCCGAATAAGCTGCATGTAATGATTATACAATCCAATCAGCTCGTTTATATTTCTTATAGTATTCCCTATCTCACGTACTGGTGGGTTTTGGAAACCGCCTTCTGGGTTCTTGCTTCTGTAGTAGAAGACGCCTGTCTGCTCGTATATATCGTGTAGCTCTAACGGTTGTAACTCCCCGCCTTTTCCTAGCTGCACATTTTCTAAACCTTCGATATCTATAACCAAACCATCTGGTTTAGCCTTAGCTATAGCCTGCTGGATCTTTAGGTGTGTAAGCTGAAGCATATCGGCAAAGCCTGTACAGCTATCTACCATAGACTTAGGCATCATCTTCCTAATGTTTGTTGCGGACACAGAGTAAGACATCCTAGCCTGAGCTATATCATGTACGTTTTTCGGTACATTTTTCTGTCTGCCATATCCAAAAATATGGTCCGTCCCCAATATATAGCTTCCACCATATATAATAGACATCTCCATCGTATGTGGGGTTCTTTCAAATACGCTGCCTGATTTTTCTTTGTACTCAAAACCTTTGTAGTAAAACCCAGTGTTTCCGTGTCTACTTTCCTTCTCTTCAAAGTGCATAGAATCTACGGAAACAAACTGAAAATCCAATACGTCAACCATGTATTCGTCATACCCGTACATAGTCTTCTGCATCCTGTCGTTATAGCTAGTTTGATTTAGCTTACCTATATCGTTACCCTGTTTATTCTTAACCTTTTCCGCTATCTTCTTAAACTCCTCCTCCGAAAATTGATCTCCCGCCAACCTCTTAAGTTCTTGGATAGGCATTCTTTTAACGTCTCCTGCATATACTATATCCTGGAAGTTTGGATCCTCCGTATGGCTATGTACAAAAGTTGTAGGGTCTACATACTCAAGTGAGATACCTTTGTTTGGGTCGTTCTTTCTCTTTACTACGGACATACCTAGAGCGACTAAATCGTTAACCGCTCGTCTATATGTTGTGTCGGAGAAGTTACTCCAGGCTAAGGTCATGTTTGTCCCTATCTGCGCAGCTATCTCTGCGTCTGTCTTTATGTTTGTATCCATAAAAATCTCAGCCTCTTCTAAGGTAGAAGGGATTTCCTCAGGGTCCATATCCAAGACAACCCCCGTTTTCTCCTTTAAGGAACGAAGCAGTTCCTTCGCCTCCACTTGCATTTTTATCTTGTCTTTCTTTTTGTTCTTTTCAGAAGAGGAAAGAGGATCTATAGATTCCAAATTGGGATAAGGGTCTCTAGAAAGTATCTTGTTTACTACAATTTTTACAAACTTCGGTAGGATAGGCACGGGTGTATAGTCTAGATTAAGAAGACTACCATCGCCTTTGTTTGGAGACAAAGAGTTTAATAATTGCTTGTATATACTCGTATCCTGAGTACCGTTTGCATAGTCTCGATTCCTCTCAAACACATTGTTTCTTTTACCAAACAACGACGAGGCTTCATTCATCTTACCCCATTGGCCGTGAATAGCTTTAGCGTACTGGAGCCCATACGACATGGACTCTTTTGTGGGTTGATCTGCTAAAGGATCTGGGAACCCAGTTTTTTTATTTACGTCTTCGTTTCCATACATATTATGCAAATATAGTGAATCATCCGATTACGTCATATCTCCTAAAGAACTTCTGTTCAGTAAAGTTAGTACGCTCTTTAGGTTTAGATTTTTGTGCCGCTAAGAGGGCTAATCCTGAGCTAATCGTTAAGTCAAATTTTGTTCTTTTATCTATTTTAAATCCTATCCAGTCTTCCATAGTGTCGTTAAGATACATCTTACCCATCTCCCCAGAATCGTAGTTAATACCTACATGGTCATGTATGTAAGACTCTATAGCGTGAGCGTGGGCCTGGATTACATCCTGAGAGTTTGATGGGATCCCCTTGGTTTTTACACTCGCTGTAGACGATGCCCCTTTGAGGTGTTCAGGTCGATCCATTAAATATCCGTCATACCCCCTTGACTCAAAGTACCTTACGATACCGTACTTATTGTTCTCCACTAAAAGTGGATAACCGTAAAAAAAAGCTGCCATCAAGACGTCCTCGTAAAATATCTTAGCCAGATCTGGCCTAGAAGCATACTCTACCACAAACATATTTGAAGGGTTCTCTATGTGAAATTTGTTATATAGGTGTAAAGCCCCTTTAGACCCTCTTCCGTCTAGCGTGGCATCTAGATCATATGAGTCAACCCCACCGCACCCTCGGTCTGCAAAAGGGGCTACCTTCTTACCTCTATCGTTTTTTATTATATTTCGTTGTTCGTTAGGAGGCATCCAACTAACCTTAAATCTTCCGTTTATATCGGCGCTAAAAACAACTTCTTTATCTTTTTCTTTCCATATAAAGTTTCCTCTAACTACGGGGTTTGGAAAAAGCTCATCGTTATATTCTATCTGTTGGTATATCTTACCTATGTTAAATAAGCTACCTTCAATACTATCTCTAAAGGCTTCATCCTCCGTAAAAGGAAACTGCCTCGTAACCTCATTTAATTCCGAAGGATCGTGCTTCAGAGAAGCTCTTTCGTTTTTAAGGTAGGTTTTAGACCCAACAGATATGTCCTCCCCATCTATACCTTCTATTACAGATTCTGGATCATTTGTAATAGGTTTTCCGTGTACATCAAAAAACCCTTCTAAAGATTCTTGAGCGGGTATAAAGAGCCTGTAGAGACCGCTTACGGTTCTACCGTTTGCGTTTCTTTCTATAGGGTTCGAGTCCTTCCATAGGTCCTTGTACTGCCTCCCTCCCTTGTCCATAGGGTTTACCGTGCTTCCTACCATGGCTTTTCCCACGATTTTTCTTCCTACGATCAAACATGTCCTCTGAATCCTCCATGCATCCTTTATGTCTGTAGGTCTTTCCCATTTTCCTGCTTCATCTAGATACAACAGGTGTAATTTCTCCCCGTCATATGCGTTGTTAGTTGTGTTTTTCCAATTTATAACCGTATTAAGAGCCTCACCAGTCTGCGAGGTTTTATTCTTTTTGGTTATTCTTTTTGATGGCTCTCTAAAAGCCAACTCCATACGGGGGTTTGTTGTACCGTCCTGGATGGGTTTAAAAAAGAAAGGATAGTTTCTAAACATAAAAACCACCTTCTTCATAAATATGTTTTCCTGGGCGTCTTTTCCTGTTTTAGATTGTATCCCCATAAGCTTATCTTTAACTTGCGTAGCTTCATCCACAAGTACAGCAGAGCATATATTGGTATACCCAGAACGACGGCACTTAGTATAAAGCTGACCAATACAACGAGGATCAACCTCGCAAGCAGCCATATGTAGAAATATCTCACGTTGAAAATTTAAAAAGTAAGGGTAACCAATATCCAACTTCGTCCATTGAAGCATCATGTAATGCCTCCCCGTAATATATGTAGCTGTACCGTTGTTATAAAACCAAAAACCCTCACGCCTACGCCTAAACTCCTCCTCGATATATGGACGAAACTGTGCTCTAAACTCTCTTGGCATTTCCTCCCACTCATCCATAGAACTAATACGAGACAGTTCCTTGGGCATAGGTATCCTTTCCCACACCTGCACAGAGTTTGATTTTTTATATCCAGAAATTTCTTTCTTCGGCGGCCTTTTAGGAAGGCAAATGAGTAGCCCACCGAGTTCAACAATTTCACCCTCCGAACCTTTGGGGCAAATTTTAACAGCGGGATTATCATAATCTTTCAGATTAAGTAAAACAGACATTAATAGCTGCTGCCATTCCTGTTCATTCTACCCAGAGAAGGAAATCCCGTTTTAGGGTTCGATAGCTCCATAGCTTGCCCGCAGGGGCATTGAGCAGAACTCACTACTTTACCGTCTTTTACCGATATTGTTACTTTGCTTATCTCCTCTTCGTGATCTAAACAGTTACATTGATACTTAGCCATATTATTAAATTTTATTTACGTTTAGATCCTTTTAATCTAGATTTTTCTGCTATACCTCGGTTTTTAGAAGCTTTCATTACTTTCAGCCTGTTGCCTTTATGGTGTATGTCCATGCCATCACCTTTTTTTACCAACCCCACCTTCATAAGCTTTCTTCTGTTTCTATTTCTTAAGGCTCTGTTTTTTTTCTCTTTGCCAGAAGATTGAAACTTGCTGTATTCCTTTTTGTAATTTCTTTTAGCTAACTTCATTCTTCCACAAAGTTAAGGAAAAGTTCCAACTGCTCAACTATAGGTAAACACTCATCTTCTATTTCTTCTTCTGTATAGCTTCCTGCTCCCCAGTTCCCAGACCTACGCTCATCGTAGTGGTGTATAGAATGGCAGTTTGCGCACATAACTTCACACTTCTCCACCTCGGTCTTAACGGTTTTGAAGATATACCCTTTACCTATAAGTGTAGCTACACTGTGTTTCTTTGTAGAGGAATCTCTGTGGTGTAGCTGCAAACATCTTTTATCTTTCGTTCCGCACTGTTGACAACCTCTAGAAGCTTTGTGGTTGTCCACCCATTTATATATCTTACGTTTCTGCTCAGCCGTTTCTTTAGATATACAGGACTTACACCTATTAAACCTGTTTATTCCGTCTCCCCTTAGGTAAAAGGCGGTCTCTTCTTTTAGTCTTTGGCAGCTCCTACACTGTCTCATTTAGAGAACCTTTCTGCAAACCCCCCTGAGTAATCTCGTGCCCCACTTATCTCCCCACTTGTTTCTAAGTCCTTAACCATCTGAGCCAGCCTCTGCCTCTCTACGATAAGATCTTTACAGTCTGTAGCTGTTTGTTTTATAGATTGAAGTTCAGCTTTACGTGCCGATCCATTTATCTCAGGATCTACAGGTTTTTTAATCTCCTCGATCATATTATCTATAGCTATCTCCATGCTCTGCATAAGTCTTTGGGAGGCGCTTACTGTTGTGAATTTATATTTCGACATACATTAGGTCTTCTGCACGGGTGCGATAATATTCCTCCCCGTCTATAGTTATACGATAATCTCTGTTTTGTTTGAACCCCACCACATCCCCAGGCATAACCCCTAACTTATCAGCCTCTTTACATGTGTACACCACCTCAGCTTTGGTAGGGAGTTTCTCCGATAAATCTACTACCTCTATGATATCCGATTGAAGAGTCAGTTCCTCTTGCTCTACGGATTTTAGCAGACACCATCCCGTAAGGCACCGTATCTTCTTGTCCTTCTGGCTCTTATATGCTATAGCTTGGTTTGAGATTGCGTGGACTGGATCGTAGTTTACTATATAGGTGTTATCCTCTTCGGTAAATATCTGGCCGTTGTTATCCCCACCCAGAACTACTAGGTGGTGAAAGTATAGGGTGTCTCCTACCTCTACGCCCGTATCATATTTAAACGGTACACATACTACAGGGCCTTCTGTCGTTCTGTTTTTAAAGTCGTCAAACCTGGAATCTATGTATAACTCAAACCCGCTGTCCGAGGTGATGGTATCTTTAAGCCTGTCTTCTAATTTAACTACAAATAGATTAAACGTCTTCATTTTTAGAGTTTTTGTATGGGAATATTGAATTTAATTTATTTTGGCGTTTTTTACACCCACAATCTTTACCTGTCTTTTTGCTAAAGTTTTCTACAAGTTGCTTTATTCTTGTACGTCGAGCTATCTTCTCTATAGAGTCTCCCAGTCCTTTACTTTTACTCATGATTTAAAAATTACAATCGAACTCCAACATACAGGGCATACCATCTATAGCTTTCCACAGCGTCTGCGCACCCTCCTCGTCTTGCATATATACAAGGTATCTATTCTTACCGTATTTAGATAAGTGACGATCATCCTGTATTATTGTACTTACTTTCCCTGCGCCAGCTCTCATGCCAACATAGTAAGCCATACCGTCTTTAGGGTCTCGTCCGACCACAATTTTTCTAATAAGTCCTTCCATTTTATTCTAATTCTATTCCCGTTCCGTCTAGCAGGTCGTCTATGTCATCATAGCCTGTATCACCTTCTGTATCACTATCATCCCAGGTACTATTTATAAAGTCTAATATACTATCTAATTCTTCTTTTGATTCTAAGCTATAACTATATATAGCTTGTAGCCTAGAGTTACCCATAGGATCTTCGTCTATAAGTCCCGTAACCATTATCGAAGCTACCCTATCCTGCATCCCATGTTTATTTATAATTTCATCCATTTTCATAGATAAACGTTGTATTTCTAAGAAAAAGGCCTGTTCTTCCATATCTTTACGTAATAAATTCATTTCAATGCCTAAAAGTAGAGTTCCAAAAACACGTCTTTTCAGAGATTTCGCACTGCAAGATAAGAAATATATATTAAGGAATTACCTTAAGAGATTAAAACAAGTCAAGCGAAATATAAACATAAGCACCGAACTATCTTTTAGTGAAGTGGAGTTTCTTCTGTGGGGGTATGACCTTCAGTTCTTTACTATAGATTTTGCCTCTACCGATATGGAGATGAATAAGAACAACACCAAGAACCGATTTATATATCCTTTAGCTAATAAAGGTTATATATATAAACATTTTGACAAGTTAACCCCCTCAAATACATATGAAGATCACCTCTTTAGGGATGAGACTAAGTTTAACTACAGGGTGAGGTATGCTCTAACTCAGAAAGCTAGGCTTCTCGTTCAAAGAGTTTATAGAGAGTTAGATGCTTGACGTAAATACCAGTCGCTGGTAGAGTCTGATCGCATTGCTTGGACTTCAGATTCTGTGTAAGCATTGTAAGAACTTAAACTAGCTGGTAAAGAACCCTCAAACTTAAGCATAATTCTTTTAGGATTTTTAGCCAAACCTACAAAACGGTTTATAATAAAATCTACCTTGTCTGAATGATTTCCAAGCTCGGTTTCTGTAAGTATTGTATATATAGCCATAGTTAAGGTTTTGAAGAGTCTGTGAAAGCAGCGCCACCCCTAAGAGTCCCATTGCTAGTGCCAACTTCATCAACGATATCGTTGTTCATCTTGTAGTAAAGAAGTAAGTTGTCGTGACCAGTAATATCTGTAGGGGTTCCACCTCCGCCTATAGCAGACATTGCACCTGGTGAAATAGCAGCATTAAAAAAAGCACACTCATCCATAAAACCAAGGACAGAAGTGTTACCAACTGCGCTGCCAGCTCCATTTTGTTGGGCTCCAAATGCTAAATTGATAGTTGAAGTATATAGATTGTGATTAGTAAGACTGACAGCAAAAAGCTGTGTTGCAGCTACCGAATCTCCATTAACGAAAATATTGTATACAGTATTTGGACTTACTTCTTTTACTGTCACTCCTACATGAGTCCAATCGGTTTCCCCGTTGCTAAAAACAGCAGCATCGGTGCTGTATAAGGCTATGCCACTTCCAGCTTGATGGATAAAACTTATCGTACCAGAGGTCGTTACAGCAAGTCCAAATATGTTTGAGCTAGTCCTTGCCCCGACAAAATATTGAGATACAGAAGGTATTCCGTCATCTAACTTAACCCATGCTGAGACAGACCAGCTGTTTCTAATCTCATTTTGAAGAGTATTATTAGCATCAAAATAATCACCATCTGAATCTAGACTAAGAGAATGCCTATTTACATACCCAGATTCAGAACCAACATATGGGGACGACACACTTAATCCTAATCCTAACATTGGTCAAAAAATTCACTCACCTCCGTCTGTGAGAGTATTAAACATTTTGCGAAGTCTCTGTATGTAATAGTCACTTCTTCTTGTTTTTCGACTGCTTTCGCAATTTCTTGGTAGACCCTGTAGTACGCTTGGGTACTTCTCCCAATAAATCCATTTTCTTTGATGTTGTTGTTTTCTTGCGTATCACCCAAAAGTAAACACCCCGCAGTATCTTCGTCAGTATTACCGCAGTGTATAAGAATGTACTTAAAGTCAGGAACATCAAGGACTTCAAGCATCCCCATGTGTATGTCAGCAAACCTATCAGCGTATTTGGCATCGAAGCCACCCACAGTCCTAAAACCGAGGCGGTACTCTCCTTCAGGTATACAAGTTTCTCCAGGCACCTTTTTGGTGCGGCTCTCATCTTCGAGAGTATAGCATAAAAATTTTCTTTCACGATTGCTTATATCAAATAATATTCCGTTAGTTGAGTCTTTCCCTTTGTTGAACCTTATTACTTCTAGTTTCATTCTTTATTTTATTTAGTTTTATCTTCTCGGCTTCTTTGGCGTGGTCTTTTCTTTTCTTTATTGGGTTAAAGTAAAATTTTTTCAAAAACACTAACTGTTTAACGAGGATCCATAAATTGAATTAAGTCGCGTTTCTGTGGAGCGTTTCTATAACTTATTGATGACATCTCCCTTGGTGCGCGATCATAAAACCTCTTTTTACCTTCTTCAGAATCGTAATCTGGGTTATCTTTTATAAATCTTTCATATGCCTCTCCAATAGAACCAAACTGATTAATATTGGCTCTATCTACATTTTCCCAAAATCTTTCTGCCGAGTCGGGTGCGGAACCTTCTGTGTTCTCCAAGTCATACGCTGATATGTTAGCTTGACCAGCTATAGTTCTATTAGGTAGTTCGTACCCCATACTAGCGGCAACTCGCCCCATCTCCCTAGCCTCTAATATATTAAAAAGTTCGGACCTGGATAGATTCGGCATAGTCTTAGAGTAGACTCTTTCAGGTTGTTGTGGGGAACCCCCATCACGCATAATTTTCATGTTATTTTTGCTTGTTAGTTTATTTATTTGACCCCCCTTATTATATGACTTTACACGCATACCGTTTGCTCCTGACATGCCAGGCATAAAGTTTTGAGCTAATGCCATAAGTGGATTACCACCGCTTGCAGCTCCTATACCACCTAATGTTTTATCCAACCCCGCAAAGTTCCCTGCAAATTTACTAGCAGCTTGTCCAGCTCCACTACCTGCAAACTTCCCAGCTAACCCGCCTAAAGCTCCTGCGCCTCCTCCACCTCCACCAGTAAATAAACCAGCTACGCTACCTGCCATACCTAATCCTTTCCCAAGCTTTTGTAAGTTAGGGTTCTTAGACCTCCCAGCTAAAGCGCCAGCCATCCCTAAACCAGCACCGACTCCACTACCTGGGGTAATACCCGCGCGAAGGACACCTTTTAAAGCTCCACTACCGAGTTTTTTCCCCTGTAATAGGTTTTTACCTAAAGTCATAACAGCCCCACCTACACCGTAGGATTGCTTACCTCTATGTTTCTGTGAGCTTGCGGCTGCTTTTCTTTTGGTTTTTAATTTCATATTAACTAGCTATAAAGACCTCTACGGTAACGGCGTTACTAAGAGGGTCTATTAATATTGATTCTAAATTGTGTAGTGTGTCTATTAGGGTTGCATTTGCGTCGCTTACGGCAACACCGTCAGATGGAGATCCCATAACAAAGCTTCTACCTGCAGCTAATAGTAAAGTAGCTGATTCGTCGGCAGTTGAATCGTTTTCATCCGCATCTACCTG